AGCGCAGTGAACCCTGAGCAACATTTTGAATTATACCCTTGGCTGGGTAGGGCTGCAAAGCTGACCCCCAGCAAGATTATACCGGCCCGTGGCGACACAGTATATAATCTATGGGTTGATGGCGATCATACCTATGTGGTAAACGGCTACGGAACTACGTCTATTATTGACGATGGGGCCTTCATGCGTCAAGCACATGAATACGGGTATACTACACATGCCGAGACCCTGGGCATACTACACACGCATTCTAACAATGGTCGAGCATTGAGGCTCGGCAGCTACTATGTTAACCGTGTGCTGGGTCTATTAGATTTTAAACCATTGACTAAATTTATTGCACATATGCTGATTGGTCCAGAGACCCTGGCCAAACGCACGTTGTTTGCAGGCCTACGACTAGTTGGGCTGATTGCAGGCTTAATACATAAAATAAGGAATTAAAATGTTCAACTTAACACCAGAACAGGTTATTATAAAAATTGGCACCCTATCATTTGAAGAAAAGATGATATTGCTATCCGGTGTATCGTTACCGGCAGCACAAATCATGCATCGCCTATTTCCAGAAGATGCCCTAATTGAATGGTTTGTAAAAACAAAACAACAGACTAATTAAAAATTATGGCAGTCTCTCAGGCAGTAAATTTAAATGTTGGCAGCGAGTTTGGTTTTAAAAGACCAGCATTCGCACCGGTTCCTATTATGGAGACTATCAAAACTTTTGACATGACCACCGCGATACCGGGGTCGTTGGCCAATGTTTCATCGAGGGTAGTAACCATTAGTTCACCTACAGATTTTGAATTTCCATTAGGTAACACATCCACCCTACAGGTACTGGCCACATACGGAACTGGGACTAACGAAGTATTAAAAGCCTGGACACTGCCCTTCAAACAGAATATTACAATATCCAATGTAGGCAATGCTGCAATCACAGTGTTTCCTCGTTTCCCTTACAGACCTACATTTTCTATTCCTCCTCCTATATTTGGTCAACCTGGGACTTATCCTGTGTTGCATTCTGCTGTGGGATCCTATACTCTTGCAGCCGGTGCATCGCAAAATATTGAACTGGCCTATTATGGTACCGACATTGGAGATTTTACCAGTTATCTAACTATAGAAACTACAGCAGGTATCAGCACAGTAACCTTGTTTACAAATCAAATTGTTCTCGATGAAACAGTTGAAGTTCGAGCATCTACTACTACCTTTATAGTTAATACAACTGAGCTTGGCAAATCTGTAACTGAAACTATATTCCTTACACCCGTATTCAACGGTATTCCCGATACTGATTATCCGTTGAATATTGTTACTTCTTTGGCGGGAGATCCTGGTTGGGAAGTTACTACAGGCAGTAACTCGGTTAGTATCACTTGGGACCCTGATCTTGTTAACAATGCAAATTCAACAACTCCCTATACTTCGGTTCTAACTATTTCGGCGCTGTCTGATATTATTAGTGTTACTAATTCAAGTACAGTTAATATTGACTATACACAATATAAAAACTTATCTACTTGGATAAGTCCGGCAGCTAGTTACAACAGTGTTGTTGGCGTTAGCTTTGATATATTTGCTGGCGTTAAGACTCTTACCATTGGTGTCGGAGCAGGCGGCGACGGTACTCCAATATACGCAGCAGGCGGCGCAGCCTTTGCAGTTCTAAGAAATTTAGCGATTGGTACAGCTACAATTGAGCAGCCCTACCCTTATTGGTCAACGGTATACAGTATTCCTTTAGTATCTGCAGGTACATATCGAAGTGGAGAAATCGGAGGCGATGGATTCCCGATGTATATGAGGAAAACTACAGAAGGACTAAATTATGCTGACTATTTTGGCTACGAACAAAGTGTGGGATCTATGTTTGTTGTTGAGTATGATGGTTACGGAACTGTTAATATCAATATCAATAACCTTAGAGAGTTATCGGGCGATGCTGAATTTGATATAACGATGGAAAATTTAACTAGAGCGTTCCACTATTATTCTGCTATAGATTATCCTACTCGATACTATCAATTAGAAACGCCGCAACCCGGCGATCTTAGAACACAACTGTTTAGAGGATTTGAAGCAACATCCTTTAGTCCGGAAACCTGGGTAGTCAACACTAACCTTGTGCCCTTCCCTACCTAATATATTTCTAGCAGTTAAATACTAAGATAATTAGTATTATGCTAGACAATATATACCAACTCCCATCTGATCAAGTTGCTGTCGTAAAATGGCAAGGCAATGATCTTCACTACGACCTTCAATTGTATGAACTTGGTGAAGGCCGTGATGAATTTTTAGCAATTTTGCCAAACCGTGATATAGAGGACATGTGGCACCGCAGTCTTAAGCACTATATAGAAGAAATTCCACACAGTAGAAAATGCATTGTGTTTACCTATCAAGGTGATTGGGTCGCTAAATTATTCAAAGATGGGTGGTATCCCTACCACGGTTACGAAACTGTAGAGATTGTTAAACCTAAAAGCGTCTGGGCAAAGAATCCAGAGCTAGATAAATTAATGACCTTTGTGGATGATCCGTTTAGTTCCTACGAACCTGAGAGGTGGGAAAGAAATTACCGGCTAGTTTGGTACGTTGATCCTAGATTCGATCCTACTGGTGACAAAGTTTGGGCAATGTCAGTACATACTTCCGGTAGAGCAATTACAGGCATAAAAGATATGGGATATTTAACTCCGGACGTTGCTGTTGATTTCAATGAACACTTACCCGGTCTAGGCATCAACCTAGACGAGTGCTATCCGCCTTTCTGGGAGTTGTCTAACGAATGTGCATATGAACTAGATCCTATGCATCAAACTCCTGAACTAACTGAACGTATGTGGGTGGTTAAATTTACTCCCAATTGGCGTAAGCCCAAAGAATGGAAATGGATGGGAATTGTAAGCCCGCAGTATCATGTCGTATATAATCCAGTGTTGCCTAATTTAGACTACGAGTTAGATTATGTTATTCCGTGGTATGATTTTAAGTATGAACATGTCTGGATGTTGGATAGAAAACATTTAAATGATGGCGAACAAGACATCTGGGCGTTTAAAATTCAAGTTACATCTGATCAGGTTGGATCTAAAATTATAGATTACATAAGTCCTACATTTACTATAGAACACAATTCAGATCTTCCTAAGATGAAATATGAATTAGATTATATCATTCCTTGGCATGATCTAGCCTACAAACATGTATGGTATCTAAACAATAGTGACCCTAAAGTTTGGTGTGTTCAGATGCAGGCTACTAATAGCCCTGCTGGTGAAAAAGAAATAGGCTTTGTAACTCCCTTGTTTGCGGATCAATTAGATGTTGTCTTTATTTCTTATAAAGAGTCCAATGCAGAAACTAACTGGCAACGGGTATTACAGAAAGCTCCGTGGGCAAAACGTGTGGATGGTGTTAAAGGTATCTTTAATGCACACAAGGCAGCTGCTAAGTTAGCAAAGACAGACATGTTCTTTGTTGTAGACGGAGATGCATATTTAATTGACGATTGGCAGTTTAACTTTCAGCCTGGTATATTTGATAGAGACTGTGCATATGTTTGGCACAGTAGTAACCCTGTAAACGATTTAACATATGGGTATGGTGGAGTTAAGCTCTTTCCTAGAAAAGCATTAACTAAAATTAAAAGTTGGAATACACTGGACTTGTTCTCAACAGTAGCATCTAAGTTAAAGGTAGTTGATACTGTTAGTAACATTACAGCATTTAATACAGATGAATACTCTACTTGGCGCAGTGCCTTTAGAGAAGTTGTTAAATTGTGTGATGCAATCAAGAAAGACCCCAATGACAAGGATGCCAGTTTTAGATTAGATAGATGGAAAACAGTTGGACTAGATAAACCCTATGGTAATTATGCCCTAGCTGGAGCAGCAGCAGCCGTTGCATTCTTTGATAAGAATTACGATACACCAGAATTACAGCAAATAAATAACGGAGAATGGTTATATACAATGTTTAAAAATGAGAAGCCTTCAGTCTTTAATTATAAGCCTATTAAGATTGTTAAGCGAGAAGAGATTGTAGTCGATCCTACAGTATACACAAAGTTAGCCCACTCAAACCCAGAACATGCAGATTGGTTTGTCGTCAATTGGTGTTTGGGTAATACCTGCAATTTTAGTTGCAGCTATTGTCCAAAAGATCTACACGATGCATCTATTCCTTGGCCTGAGCTAGATGTTATTAAGAATTTTATTCTAAAGATTAAGAAGGCACACCCTAATAAGAAATTATACTTTGAATTCACAGGTGGTGAAGTTACGCTATACAAGCACTTTATTGAACTGTGTCAGTTCTGCACAGAGCAAGGTGTTAAAGTTGGATTAATCAGTAACGGCAGTCGTACACTACGTTACTGGGAAGAAAACAAACAATATTTTGATCATGTGTGTTTGAGTTTCCATCCAGAAGAAGCTGATGAAAAACATTTTGTCGAAGTTGTTAAGATACTACACAATGATCTACGCACTCACGTAAACATTATGATGAGTCCCGAGAAGTTTGACTTCTGTTATGCTGTAGCTAATAAGGTTAAGAATCTGGGCAACATATCAATGGCATTACAACCACTAATACATGACTTTGGTGATACTTTATACGACTATAATGAATTCCAAAAGAAAATCTTTGACAAGCAACACGAATTGATTGTTAAACATATCAAATATACAAAGACCTTTGACTACTATCGCGGTGCGATGGTTAAACTCTTTCCAGACGGTAACAAACAAGTATCCAGCGCACAAAGATTTGTCAGCGACAAAACAAACGACTGGTCGGGTTGGAAATGCTATGCAGGAGTTGAACAACTAATTGTTGATAAGGATGGCAGCGTTCATAGAGGCTGGTGCAAGGAAGGTGGCATGATTGGTCGCATTACTGACCCCGAGTTAAACTTATCAATTGGTCCAGTAGTATGTGGTAGCACAATGTGCCACTGTAATTTTGATATAATGAGCAGTAAGGAAAAGACATGAGATATTGTATTGTTGCCGGACCAAGAAGTGGTAGTACATGGTTAGAATTTGTTGTTTTAGGAAATCTAGAATATAAAGGTGTGAATCCGCGGAGATTGGGTGAATTTTTTCATCCGTATGTTGCTAAAAATGAACAATTTGTGTTGACTGGGAACAATCAAATCGTTCCTGGAAAACAAGAACGTATGTCTGATCAAGAACTGGTTAATGATAGAATGTCTATGATAGTAAACGGAGATCATAGTCAATCATTAACTATGCGACTATTCCCACAGGATTATTTTTTTAACTTTATCGATTATTTAGAACTTGTTAAAAATTTAGAAGCATGTAATTTTAAATTTATTTCTTTGCACAGGGATGTATTTTCAAGAGCACTAAGTTGGGCAGTAATGGATCAAACATCCATTGTACATTTGTTTAAAGAGAATGGTAATCAATATCATACTACCTTTCAAGGCAAACAAAACAAAACAAAGATTGAACCATTTACTATATGTCCAAAAAATTTTACAAGAATACTACTCATGGCAGTCAGAGATGATATTAGTAGGAGGATGATTAGCGACATAGTTGAGACTATTGAACTTAGATATGATAACATATCTAACGATATTAAACAGTTAGGTTTCGTAATGAAAAATGCACATATTTTTCCAGTACACGAATTACCATATAGTAAACTTATTACGAACTACGATCAACTACTAGATCTTTATCAAAAATTTAAAAACACCAAATGAAAACAATACCAATATTACCCGAATCTCCTAGCAAAGGTAATCCAATGGATACTATGTGTGAGTTCAAATGGAATTATCCTATATTTCAAATTGATCGAGGTGAATTTAGAAGTTGCTGCCGCACTCCGTCAGTACCTATTCCCGAATCACTGTTACAAGAAAAAGGTATTAATGCTTTTCTCAACAACGACCATCTTGTTAGAAGCAGGTTAGACCTAATCCAAGGAGTACGCCACTCTGATTGTCAGAGCTGCTGGAACCTTGAAGACAGAGGAATGAAAAGTCCAAGAGAGCCTGAAAACTTTTGGAATTTTTTAAAACGTGAAAAAGTCATTCCACGAGACATGGAATATACAGAAGAGAACGTTAGAGCAGAATTGGGAAAAATTAATTCACTAGATCATCCTTTTCTAAAAGCTAAGAAACCCTACATGATGGAAATTAGTTTGGGAAATACCTGTGATCTAAAATGTATGTATTGTAATCATCATTATTCAACACAGTGGGCAACTGAACTGATCAAGTTAGGAGAAATTACTCAAGAACAGTATGATAGGGAGTTTCCTAAATCTTCATCTATATTTGAAACAAAGTATTGGGAATGGTTTGATAAGGTAGGCTGCTGGCACATACATCGTGTCAATATGATAGGAGGAGAACCACTTATCATTCCTGAATTTTATGAATATGTAGAGCGTATGGCAGATCGTATTACTGAGATCATGCCTATTAAGAATTTAAGACCAACTCTATGTATTGTGACAAATCTTAATACTCCAGCAAATTATTTTAATAGGTTCATTGAAAGACTTCCGAAGATTACTGAAGCATTTGATCTAGAAATATTGATCAGCATGGAATCATTAAATGACCGAGCAGAATATATTCGAAACGGTATTTCATGGAATCGATTTAATTCAAACGTACATAAACTGTTCTCGATCACTGATACTAAATTTCAAGTTGGGTTTTTAATGTCGATTAGTGCGTTGAGCATCGCTACTACAAAAGATTTTATCGAGTACGCAACTAACTTATCGGATCAGTACAATAGGCCAGTTGGATTAAAACAGAATATTGTTAATTTTCCATCGTGGCAAAACCCAATGATACTGCCTCCAGAATTTTCGAACTATCTAAATGATACAATTGAATACATGGAGCAACATGTATCTAGAATGCCGAACGTTACCGATTTCTTTGGACGATATGATCAATATATGATATTCCTAAAGAGTTTGAAAGAAAGTATGAAAAACAATACAGGTGATTATACAGCGGATAGAAAGAAGTTCTACGAATGGTACAACACTTTTGATCAAAGACGTAATCTTAACTTAGTAAAAACGTTCCCCGAGTATCAAGAATTTCATAACATGTGCAAGGAATTATATCATGGATAAAAGAGTTTTTATAGAAATATTCAAGATTCGAGATAAAACAGAAAATGCTATTCCTAGGGCAATTGCTAAAGAATTAGATAAAGATTATAATTTAGGCATCAGTGACATACTTGCTAGTAGCGACCCATGGACTCCACTACTGGAACAGAAGGTGCCAGATAATTTTTGTTTATATCCCTTTGCTCATTTTCAACTGGATCCTGATGGTAGGGCAAGACCTTGCTGTAAGTATAAAGTAGGCGATGCATCATGGCAAGATAATGTACCTAAGCTGCCAACTGACGACATCGGAGCTTTGTGGGAACAAGAAGAATTTCAAGAACTTCGTGATAAGTTTTTAAGAAATGAACGCCCGGATGGATGCAAGGCCTGTTGGGATGAAGAAGCTGCTGGAATTCAAAGTATGCGATTAACTAGAGAAGCTGGTGGTAAAGAACATCCATTTGCAACATTTTTTCATCACATTCCCAGGGTGTATCCAAAAACATTAGATATTAAACTGAGTAATTTATGTAACCTTAAATGCAGAATTTGTACACCATTTTTAAGCAGTCAGTGGATTAAAGAAATTAAAGATTTAAAAATCATCGATATGGGTACTATGGAATCCTTTACTGGTAACTCTAAAGAAAAGTTTTTAGAAAATCCAAAAAATGAAACTATTCTTAAAGAATGGGCCCCTGGCATTGATTACTTAGAATTTTACGGTGGCGAGCCGTTAATGCAACAAGAGCATGATAGGATTTTAGATATTATGTATGGTCACGGTACGCCGTCTAATACTAGTTTATACTACAATACTAATTCAAGCATTTGTAACGAAGATTTTTTTAAATTGTGGAAGAAATTTAAAGAAGTTATTATCAACTTCAGTATCGATGATATAGGAGAAAGATTTGAGTATCAGAGGAAAAATGCCAAGTGGGACGAATCCCTAAACAACATTCATCAGTACAAAAAATTTGCGAAACTCCACAACGTCAATATGAAGTTAAGAATATACGTTACGGTGGGAATTCTAAACGTGTTTTATTTGAAAGAATTTGTTGAGGCAATTAGAGATTTAGGCATCGAATTAGTTTTTAACATGGTACATTATCCACATCATTATTCTATTGTCAATCTTCCTACTGAAGTTAAGGATAGAGTAAAAGAAAAGTTACTGTCTATTGATCTTACAAATTTGATATCCAGGGAATCACCCGGTATAGAAAATATTATTAACTTTATGTATGGTTCGGAGCATAACGTGGAATTACTGAAAACTTTTTTTAAGAAAACACAGATGCACGATGAATACAGACGGGAATCTTTTCAATCAACATTTACAGAATTTTATAGTATAATAAAAAAATATGATACCTAAAACATTTTGCCCATTACCTTGGATCAATCTATCTACAGACGTCAATGGCTCACTGCGTCCGTGCTGTAAGTTTGCACAGCCGGATATTTCAAATGAATATCAACTGCCTAATATGAAAGAAGGCAGTCTAGATGTATTATGGAATGATCAACGATTTCAAAATTTACGACAAGCATTTTTAGATGGTAAACAGCCCAGAGAATGTCAAACTTGCTGGGACGAAGACGCCGCCGGTGTGCCTAGTTTTAGAACAAGTTTTGCTAAACATAGAAATATGTCACTAGACGATATTGAGTTTACCGCTAAAGCCAATAAGGGACCTCTAGCACTTGATTTAAAACTCAATAATGTTTGTAACTTAAAATGTAGAATATGTGGTGTACAAGCTAGTTCCACGTTCTTAAAAGAATATCAAGAGCAATTTAATATCAAGGTAGAGGACGGCGAATACTGGTTATCAAACAAGATTCTAGGCACTGCTAATGAGCCGATAATTAGACAATGGGCTAATGAACTATCACATATTGAAATAACTGGCGGCGAACCGATGGCCAGTCCTGAAAATATTAAAGTTTTAGAGTTATTAATCAATAGTGGTAGAGCAAAAGAAATCACATTATTGTTAAACACAAACAGCACCCTATTCAATAAGAAGTTTATTAACTTGTTGCCAAAATTCAAACATGTAACAATCTGTTTATCAATAGATGATATTGGTCGTAGATTGGAATATCAACGATACCCAGCAGAATGGGCAACAATAGAAGAAAACTTACAGAAGTTTATAGAACTGCGCTCGTTAAACAATAATATCTCATTGACCTTGTTCCCAACAGTTAGTATCTATAACGTTTATTATATGCAAGAATATCTGGAGTGGAGCAGGCAATTTGATATATACGCTCACTTTAATATTCTACATTATCATCCTTGTAATAGTATCAAGAACCTACCTGTAAAACTCAAGCAGATTGTTGACAGTAGATTAACATCCCCAGAGTTTGTTGAAGTTAAAAACTTTTTACATTTGCCCTGCGAAGACGAAAATCTGATCCAAGAATTTATTACTAGGACAACTGAGTTAGATAAATTCAGAAATCAGAGTTTCAACGAAGTCTCCGGAGAATGGGGCCAAATGATTATGGGATGCAAATATGAATAACTTAACATCAGATCAAATTGCAGAATATAACACAAAAAGAAAAGCATTTGACCAAAGCAGAGATATAAACACTGTTAGTCCGTGCATTGCACCTTATAATAATATGTATTTCACAACAGAGGGAAATGTAGCACCCTGTTGGTTATTAGTAGGCAAATTAGACAAATGGTCCACTAATAGATCTATTAAAGATATATGGTTTGGAGAAAAGTTTACTGAATATAGAAACAATCTAAAAGAAGGTATTTTCAAAAGTGAGTGCAGAGTATGCAAGCAGAAGATAGAAGCAGACACATGGCCACTAGCTATGGCCTATGATGGGTTTACGGTAAAAGAATATCCTACATTGTTAGAGTTAGAACTTAGTAATCAATGTAATTTAGAATGCGTTATGTGTGAGGGTAGATTGAGTTCTGGCATACGCAAGAACAGAGACAAGTTGCCTCCTATGACGCAGGTATATGATGATAGCTTTGTAGAACAACTAAAAGAGTTTATACCTCACCTAGAAGAACTTAGATTTAATGGTGGAGAACCGTTTGCACAAAAGATTGTATATGATATCTGCATGTTGGTTGCAGAGATTAATCCTGGCTTAAGAATTAACATCGCTACTAATGGCACAGTATATAATAAACAGGTTAGAGAAATACTGGCCAAATGTAACATAAGTTTGAATATTAGTATCGATAGTCTAGATAAAGACAATTATGAAGCCATTAGAATCAACGGTGATTTTGATACACTGATGGAGAATTTTAAAACATTTAATCAGTACTGTAAAGAACATAATCGTGGACTTAGTGTAATGGTCAATCCCATGAATAACAACTGGTGGGAAATGCCGGAGTTTGTAAAGTTTACAACTGAAAATAGCGTTAATTTGTGGTATAATACTATTCATCATCCTGAACATTTAAGTATATGGAAACTGCCTAGTAGTGATCTTAGTGTAATATTACAGACATTACGACCTCGTGTTGCAGAACTTAAACCCACTGATTTTTCAAATTTTGTAGCACACGGTAATTGGGAAAAATTAGATCATTTTGTTAATAAGCAAATTGCGAACTGGTATCAAAAACAACTTACTAGAGAAACTGAAACTAATAAGCGAATAATAAATATTATAACGGCAAATAGCTATCGAGGTTAGAGCATTAAATGAAAAAAATATTATTAAACGGATGTAGTTTCGTAGCCGGCGATGCTTTAACATGGAACATACATCATCCTGATATTGATTGGGTAAAATATATTGCCTCTAGAAAGATACATCCCATATATTCCACTAATCAGATAGAACAATATAGAATACATTATAATTCAAATTTAAGACCTGTAGATAATTTAAAGGGTCAACTTGAAAAACTATTAACTACAGATGTAACTGATATATCTGTAGACGGCAATTCAAATGATAATATTGCCATGACGACAATAGGATTTCTTAATAGATTATCCCTAGAAGAACGTCAACAATATCATGTGTGTATAGGTTGGACAGAATTTACTAGACGTATTAAGTGGCTAGTAGAAAGAAGGTTATTTTTTAATTTAACTTGTGCTCACCTAGATGATAAAAGTTATAAAGAGTACCGTGAGTATATAAAAGAAACTATAATAAACCCTGACACAAAAGATCATTTTTATAATTTCTTTAAGAATGTATTTCTTTTACAGAGTTATTTAAAATCAAACAATATATCTTATACATTTTGGAAAAGTCTAGGCAAAATATTTGATATCGAAGACATTGATACCATGATGTATTCGAACACTCGCTTTAGTGACAGTTGTATTCCTTTTAACCACGAAAAATGTTTTGATAGAGATGAGTGGATTAATTTTAACAAAAATCAATACCCCTGGCTATCAGAATCTTGGCAAACTCTGATTACCGAAAGAAAACAGTTTGTATCACCAGACAACCGCCACCCTAGTCTGGAGGCAGTTAAAGAATTTGCCATAGTTGTTGCTGATAAAGTTAAACCTCTCGTTTAATAATCACTAAAGTTTCTACTTGGCGAGTTATTTTCCATTCAGTCCCGATAAACTTATTTACAGCATCGGTGATATTATCGTGAATACCATATAAGTGAACTAGTATCTTTCCATCTTCGGCTAAGATTTTAGAAAAGTATTCTAGACTGTTCAACAATCTTTCTGTATCAGATAAGGAAATTACTAACATATTAATTGTCGCTGGCCATTTAAAATACTCTGGTTTTGTGTAAGACTCGATTACTGTAATATTTGGGTAATTTTTTATAATTTCTCTTCTTGCAAATTTACCAGTAATGTCGTGATCAAAATTTTCTTTTAACGTAGTTAGTATTTCTATCGATTTGTTTTTATCATATCCTAGGTTTCTTCCAACATCAATTAGTTGTTCCTTTAACCACTGTTCGTTTAACATATTTTTACAGTCAGCTAAAACATCTTCTGAATATGGGTCACCTAGATATACTGTTAATGTTTTATTGGCGTTAGCTATTATGGCAGATCGTCCTCCTAAACTAGAACCAATATCAACCACAACTCCATTTGTTTCTATATTTCTAGAAATTTCGTGTAATACTTGTCTTTCTGATACACCCATCGATGAGAAGCAACTTTCTAATGGGAGCTGAATTGGGCGACTCGATGATTCTATATAGAAAACTTTTCTAGTTTTAGTTTTTTTAATATCTTTCCATTGACCAGATGATTCATATACATACTCAAAATTAGACTGATCGACTACCGATTTGTCAAAATTTTCAAATTTATAAGTATTCAAAACATCATAGTTACCATTATCATCGATTTTAAATCGTATTCTTGAACTGTATGAATACTTCTCTGGGTTAATGACAAATATAAAATCTTTGTGATCTAATGTATCATTAAACTCGACGGTGATTTCATATCCACCTTTTACTCGCCATAACATTCTTAAAAATCCAAATATTTCATTCATCAAACTATCAGCAAAATCCCCATGTCCTGATTTGATAATGTTATAGTCAAAATCTTCATATTCTACGCTGTCGTTTAGCGTATTGTCATCAAGAAACTCTACAGAAAAATGATCAGTAATATCACCGACTGAATGAACGTTGTCTACTCTGCCGCCGAACTTTTTACACAAATATAACCAGATGTGCATAAGTTTAATTCTAACCATACGGTGCAATCTAGTATTCATCATATCTAGAGTATACCAACCACTTAAAAATTGTTGGCCCCTAGGGTTCATATTATATTTTTCACGATTGTCATAATCGGAACCTAGATTGTCGCCGAGGCCGGGGCCGGGGCTAACTGCCAAAATTCTTGCACGATGATTCCATAACATATTAAAGCTATGTGTAAATGCTTCAATGTCTTCTCCAGGAGCACCTATTACCCAACATGCGGATACACGCATGCCTACTTTATCACTATCGATAATGTTTTGATTAATCTCAGCAACTGTATTCTTTTTATTAATAAGTTTCAGTACTTTATCACTGCCAGATTCAATGCCGTAGTTAAATCCCTGGGCACCGGCAGCCCTCATTAACTTGTAAAATTCTAAATCCATCCTTCCATCGGCACGAGCATATCCCCACCAAGTTATGCCCAAATCACGCTCAACTAAAGTTTCACAGAATTTTTTAAATTCTTTTAAATTGCCGTTCATTAAACTGTCAACGAACGATACAAAATTAATTCCGTATTTTTTAACTTGGTATTCTAATTCATCTACAACTGTTGTAGCACCTCTATCTCTAAATTTCCAATAGTACACTTCTGTGCAGTAAGTACATTTGGCAATGCAACCACGGCTAATTTCAGCGCAAATCGAATTCCTGCCCCAATACTTTTCTAAATCAAAGTCTGAATAGTCAGGGTATGGTAAACTGTCAATATCAATTCTGGTATCGCTGTACAAACTACCGATTGCGGGTTGTGATGGCTTGATCGAGGCTTCCCAGTTGTTTAAAAAATCTAAAATATGTTGTTCGCTTTCGCCAATAAAATAATAATCAGCATTTTTAGGTTTTACAAAATTCTGTTGATGACATTCCGGCCCACCCATAATAATAGTAACATTGGGCTTGCGTTTTTTAATTTCATCAATCATCCACTCTGTTGCATGAAAATTAGTATAATACGTGCTAAACCCAATTATATCTGTATCTTCTTCTAATATCTTTTCTAAATAATTTTTTAAGATAGGTTCGTATGTGGGGAAAATTCTTGTAGAATATTCAGGTTCTTGCCACCAGTAATAATTGGCTCCATTCCATGCATCTGCTAAATCTGGATTTGCATCCTTTAATGCATAATGAGACTCTACATTAAAATCAAACACTCGTGTGTAGTACCCTGCTTCTCTAGTTAGAGCTGACAATCTTGAAAGATTGTAAGGAGGCATATAGATTGCCCAGCTGCCTAGTATACAAAATGTTATTTTAGTTTTTCTAGTAGCAACTGCTACTTCAACTGATTTTACATTTTGTCTAAGTTTTCTCTCGTTAGGTTGTGTATTTTTTGGAAATACATTTTCTGCAATCCACGTATCTTTATCCATTACCATTTACTTTCGATCTCCAAATAGTATGTAATCTTCTTTAGTATAACCTTCCATAACTTCACTACCTGAACCTTGGTTAGGAGCACTGTTCTTATTATTTAAGTCACCTCGGATTGGTACAACTGCCCATGTACAATAATCTGTAAAGTGAGGCAATGCTTTTAATTCTTCTTCAAGACTAAGAGTTTCTTCGCGATTATGAGGTGCCATCATAAACTTAATTTCAAGATGCCCGTTACCCCCTGCTGTTGCCTTCTCATGTGCAACTGCTTCTACTACTTTAACAAACTTTGCTCTATCATAGAATTCGAAGTGTACACTAAGATTCAAGTCGCCATAGTGAATGATCTCTCTATAATATTCTGGTAAACGACTTCCGTTACTGTGCAGACTAACATGATGCCCCATAGCATTTAGGTAACGTAACCAATCTAAGAAATCTTTGTTAACAGTGGGTTCGCCACCGCTGATGATAAAGTTAACGCTTTCGCCTTTGGTAAAGTGCTGTTCTAGATTGTGCGTTGCCTTCATTAGTTCTTCTAATGATTTATGCGGATCTGTTTTATTATGTATCCACGGCCAGCAATAGGAACAGTCATAATTACACCTGCGACTAATTTCCCAATAGATTTGTTTTTGAGTACTTGCATGAGTACGTTCTACTGCAACAAAATCTGTTAGTGTATCGTTACGCAGTTCTGGGACTGTTGGCAGTCCTTGACCTCTACGTAACAACGGCTTAAAATCTATTTTCTGTGTCTTGGGAATAAACAGGTCTGCACCACAACTGCAAACGTTTCTAGTGCAGTTGATCCAGGAATCAGGCACCCTGAAATCTTCAAAAACATTTCCCAAACGACCACCCACACGACAACTAGCTGTCCAAACAAATCCGTCCATATCAATGAATAGGCTGTCAACACCTGCACCACATTTCCAACCCGAAATGTAATTTAGTTTAGCACCCACTAACTCATCTGTGCTCCAATCTCTCCATTGTCCATTTTCTGCGTATGTTCTAATCGGTTTTCCGGGCGTTTGATCCATTGTTTTTTCCTTGTGGTGTATTTATAATAAGTACTGCTATAATGATTAACTGTGAGGCCGAATGAAAATAGTTGTATGTACTGGTGGATATGATCCACTACATAGCGGTCATACCGCATACTTTAAAGCCGCCCGAGAGCTAGGCGACAAATTAGTTGTTGGTGTCAATTCAGATGCCTGGCTAACTCGCAAAAAAGGTCGAGCGTTTATGCCATGGGAAGAGCGTGCTAACATTATTGCTCATCTGCATGATGTTGATAGAGTTATCAGTTTTAACGATGACGACGGAACTGCAATTGACGCAATTCGCAAAGTTAGAGAATCCTATCCTGGTCACGAAATCATCTTTGCTAACGGTGGCGATCGCACCCGGGACAACATTCCCGAAATGGTATTCGATGATGTTGAGTTTGCTTTTGGTGTAGGTGGTGAAGATAAAAAGAATTCTAGTAGCTGGATATTAGAAGAATGGAAAGCTCCCAAGACAGTTCGACAATGGGGATACTATCGTGTACTACACGAAGTTGTTGGCGCTAAGGTTAAAGAACTAACAGTGGAACCGGGACAGTCATTGAGTATGCAAAGACACGATCATAGGAGTGAATATTGGTTAGTATCCGAAGGCAAATGTGTGGTAAATTCCACAATGCCCAACGGGTATTCACTTCCGCCAGTTGAACTATCTAAACACATGTCTTATCAAATTGCTCAAGGCGATTGGCACCAATTGACAAACCCGTTTGATATGCCCTGCAGAATTGTAGAGATTCAGTACGGTACATTTTGCGACGAGTCGGATATTGAGCGTAAATAAATTATATGAAAAACTTTTTACAATTTTTAAAAAATCCATTACGTTGGTATCGAGAACGCAAACTCTTTAAACAACGTCTCGAGGAATCGCGTAAACGTGACCCGTTCATCTACAAATGATACATTGGGGAATTAACTCACTTAATCATGGCAGTAGTCTAGCCATATTCCATAACGACAAATATATCTCGAGCTCGCAGTCTATACAAGACACGTTACCTGAATCGTTTATACAACACGAATTAGAACACAGCGGCAAGCCAGATCGAATCTTTTGGTACGAGCAACCTTGGGTAAAGAAAGCACGTCAACTAAAGGCCGGGCAATATAGTACAGCGTTTGATATGAGTGTATTGCCCAGCCGTAGTATGAAGCAATGTGGATTAGGTAGTGTACCTATTACATATACTCCGCATCATGCTAGTCATGCAGCCGCCGGGTATTATACAAGCCCATTCAATCATTGTGCTGTTGTTGTATTGGATGCAATAGGTGAGTTTGAGTCTGCCACAATATGGGAAGGCCGCCACGGAGAGCTGAAGAAAGTATGGAGCCGCAGCTACCCACACAGCCTAGGCCTGTTTTATTCTGCATTTACTAAGTTTGTTGGTCTACAGCCCATTCGAGATGAATACCTATTCCAACAAATGGCAGAACGTGGAAATCCTAAAAGGTTTAAAGATACCATATCATCCTACTTCAAGCCTGGTATTATGGAATTAGATTACAATTTCCATCGAGGTGTTCTTGGATGGAGTTGTGACGCATGGACTGAACAAGCAAAGTGTGACCTTGCAGCCGCAGTTCAAGACATGTTTGAGTTTCAGGTAGAACTGGTTATGTATAAGGCAAAACAGTTAATCAAGACTAATAACTTAGTTTACATGGGTGGCTGTGCTATGAATAGCCTTGCTAATAAACAAGTTGTTAAGAATTTTGAACATACCTGGAGTTTACCAAATCCTGGAGACCCTAGTAGTGCATTAGGAGCAGTATTGTATCACACCAAACAGCGAGTATGGCAAGACTGGAGTCCTGTTAAACATATAGAAATTAAGGTATGATGGTAAACAAGGATGCTTTTTCAAGTGGCCAGATTGGTAGCAAAATTTGGCTTTGCGAAGAACTGGAACGACTGTTTGATTCTATAGACTCTGTATGGATTTATGGAGGCTGGTATGGTATCTCAGCATTTCTGTTACAGAGTAGAGGTAACATTCGTATAGGTGAAATACGCAGTTATGATCTAGATCCACAATGTGAAGCGGTAGCGGACATGATCAACGAAAATTGGGTTATAGACAATTGGAAGTTTAAGTCTAAAACACAGGATTGCAACTTGCTGGATCTAGATTGGAACGGTCCAGACCTAATTATAAATACCAGCACTGAACATTTTGAATGTTTAGATTGGTGGAATAACATTCCTAGTGGTACTACAGTTGCTCTGCAAGGTAACGATATGCCGCATGAAGATCACCACATACACAGCAGTAGTTTGGAAGAGTTTGTTAAAACTTACCCAGTTAGTACCTTACTGTACCGAGGCCAACGTGAATTTAAATATCCCTCGTGGAAATTTACCAGATTCATGCTAATTGGCGTTAAGTAATCCTAGATTTTACCAAAACCGGTTGCTTTTTACCAACTTTGACTGCATAATAGTCATTGTTGTATAATTATTTTACCACTAACGAAAAAGGAGGTCTTTATGACTGAGTTAACGCTAGATAGGGAGCAAGACAAACCAGTGCAAGTTTCTTCAATAGTGTTGAAGATTATCACAGCAATGCTGATGATTCTAGCTGTATATGGATCTGTATCCCTATTACAATGGGCTATTGCTAATAAGCAATCTAATTATCAAGTAACAGATAGTTCTCAAATTACAACAGAACTCCGCGAAAGACAATTGGCTTGTCTAGCCAAGAACATCTATTACGAAGCAGGTAATCAGCCATTCGAAGGCAAGGTTGCAGTTGCACAAGTTACTATTAATAGGACTGAAAGCGGCTTGTATCCTAGCGATATCTGCAAGACAATTTACCAAAAGAATATTGTCTACGAAAAAGTACTTTGCCAATTTAGTTGGGTCTGTGATAGGACCGTTACGGCTAGAGCTCTTAATAAGGCCTCTTTTAAAGAAAGCGAAGAAGTCGCTAAAAAAGTTCTCCTAGAAGGCTTTAGATTACCCGGTCTAAAAGAGGCTATGTACTTCCACGGGGATTATATCAATCCAGGGTGGAAGAGAGAGCGCATTACTAAAATCGGCAACCACATTTTTTACAAGTAAGGACTATCATGTTTATTATCGATCAAATTAAAGACGCAGTATTATTTCTTGTTAAATTTGCTAAAGATCATCTAGGACATGTCAGTGCTCATACGCTGGGATGGGTTACTATTATTTTACTGCACCTATCTAGTATACCTACATTGGTATCGGTGTTAATGGCACAGAGCGATAAGCTACCGCCTGTGGACTTAATGGTATTTGTTTGGAGTGCATTGATTACCTTGTTCTTCAAGTCACTAATTGAACGTAACTTTCTGTATATCGCTACAATCTGTTTAGGCTTTGCGGCTCAGACAGTTATTATGAGTTTGATCCTATTCAAATAAATAAATCTATGCGAATCATAGAACTACTATCCGAAAAGAAAATAGCCGCACCAACTGCTAGTCAATGCTCCATTGGCCGTTCTAGATTAAGTAATGTGCGGTATGCACAATGCGTGAGCCGCGGTATGCTAAAACACGATAGTGATCATACCGACGGCACTGGCAAGCAGGGTGTAAAAGGATCTGGAGTTAAACTAAAAGGCAAAAGACGCAAGAGCGAGACCCACGGCGGTCCTGTCAAAGATTACTCATAATCTTCATTGTCGTCATCTACATCATTGTATTTTTCCACTACCTGTTCAAGGAACTCGTGGAAATCTAAATTTCCCCAGCGATCGTCAAGTTCGTAAATTTTTTCCTCATCGCTTTCCCATTCTTCTACACCAAGCATTTCCATTAGTTCAGTAAAGGTAATGGGTTCGCCGCGCATATGACTTACCCAAATACAGGTTAAGAAACTGCACATGAAAACTACATGGTTGTCTTCAACTCCGTAATCCTCGCACCATTCTAATGTTTTATTAAGATAGTAATCAATGTCTTGAACACGGTGTTCTAATTGTACTATCCATTCTTTAGTGTCATCTCTAGACCAGTATTTCATATTCTAAAACTTTCACCGCATCCACAGCGGTCGCGTTCGTTAGGATTCTTAAATTCGAATCCTTCATTGAGTCCATTACGAACCCAATGTATTTCTAACCCTTGAACATACGGGTGTGATCTGCCATCGACCCAAACTTTAACCCCATTACTTTCATAGACAAATTGATCACGGGTTACTGGAGCATGGTCTACGAATTCAAGAACATAGGCAAGTCCTGAACAGCCTGTTGTTTTAACACCAATACGTATACCCAGACCTTTACCCCTACGTTCTAAATGTCTTTGAACTTTAGTTGCAGCCTGTTCTGTTAATGTAATCATTAAATCAGTGCTTTTTCTTATAATCTTCTACCGCGGCTTTAATGGCATCCTCGGCCAATATGCTACAATGTATTTTGACCGGAGGTAGGGCGAGTTCTTCTGCAATCTCACTATTCTTAATGCTTGCTGCCTGGTCAAGTGTTTTACCTTTAACCCATTCTGTAACAAGAGAACTGCTTGCAATCGCCGACCCGCAGCCATACGTTTTAAATCGCGCATCTGTAATAATACCTGTATTATGATCAACCTTTATCTGTAGTTTCATTACATCACCACAAGCAGGCGCACCCACCATACCAGTACCTACAGAGTCATCTATGTCAAATTTTCCCACGTTGCGTGGATTTTCGTAGTGGTCAACAACTTTATCTGAATATGCCATATTTTTTTGTCTCCAAACATATTTACCCTATAAATACTAGCATGATTAATATTACTTCAAATGCCCAAGCAAAGATTGCAGACCTACTATTAGAGGAAAATAATCCAAAATTATCTCTAAGAACTTTTGTTCAAGGGGGCGGATGCAGTGGTTTCAGTTATGGGTTCACCTTCGATGAAGAGAAAAATGAAGACGACTTCGAAGTAGTTGTAGGTGATTGTAAACTATTAGTGGATGCCATGAGTATGCAATATCTACAAGGGTCTGAAATTGATTACAAAGAAGATCTGTCCGGATCCAATTTTTCGATAAAAAATCCAAACGCCCAAAGTACTTGTGGATGTGGCAGCAGTTTTTCCATTTAAAAATGGTAAAAAATAACTTGACAGTTTCTTAATTTGGCTGTATAATTAGCTTATATTAACACACTATGAAGCACACATGACAACTCCTTGCGATGCAGTAATCCGCAGTTTGGAAGAACACGCTAGCCGACTGAACAAAGAAGCAATCCTAGAAGCAGAAATTGACAACACAGAGTTGTTTGAAGGCTTTCAACTGGCTCTAAGTCCTTTTATTACATTCGGTGTAAAGAAAGTACCTACCAGCACAGGTGGTAGCGGACAAGGGCTTCCCTGGGTTGCTTTTAAAGAGCTGTGTGAACTCCTACGCACTCGACAACTAACAGGCGATGCCGCACGTGATGCAATTGAATTGGCATTGAGCGCCAGCACACAGAAGCAATGGAACGACTGGTACCGTCGTATCTTAATCAAAGATCTCCGTTGCGGTGTTAGTGAAAAGACTATCAATAAGATTAAGAAAGACGCTGTGCCATTGTTTGAGTGCATGTTGGCTCACGATGGTGCTAACCACGAAAGCAAAGTCACAGGCAAGAAACTGCTTGAACCTAAACTGGACGGTGTTCGTGCAGTACTGATTGTTGATGCAGAAGCTAAGACAGCCACTGTCTATAGTCGTAACGGCAAGATCTTAGAGAACTTTGGACACATTACTAAAGGTATTGAAGACAACATTGAACCGTTTGAGCGGAGTGTTGTGATTGACGGTGAAGTAGTTAGTTCCAGCTTTCAGGCATTGATGAAGCAGGTACATCGTAAAAGCGATGCAGACGCTAGTGATGCTAGACTAATGGCTTTTGATATTATTCCACTTAGCGAATTCCGTAAAGGCAAGAGTATTATGGGTCAGCGTCGCCGTAGTAATCTTCTACGTAGTATGCAGTCAGTTCTAGACAAAGTGGGCAATATTGATATTATTCCACAAATTGAAGTTGATCTGGATACCGCTGTGGGCGAAATGCAATTTAAACAATACAACAAGGATGCCATTGATGCAGGCTTTGAAGGTATTATGATCAAAGACATTGATGCACCTTATGTCTGCAAGCGTCACGTGGCTTGGCTCAAACAAAAGCCATTTATTGAAGTAAGTTTAACTATTGTAGGCATCGAGCCAGGGACGGGTAAAAATGAAGGCAAAATGGGTGCAGTTATCTGCGAAGGCGAAGAGGATGGTAAGTTCATCCGTGTTAATGTTGGCTCTGGTTGGACAGATGACCAGAGAGCCGAGATTGACGATTCGGTCATTGGCCAGGTCTTGGAAGTGCGAGCAGATGCAATCACTAGGAGCCAAGATAGTGAAGACGTATACAGCCTCCGATTTCCACG